AGACGAGTGAAGTTGGGCGGATGGAGATTGACGTCTTGACCTGCTTCACTGCCTCGGGGCCGCCGTAGCTCGGGCCGTAGCCGAAGGATTCACCTTTCCATGTGATGAACGACCCATCGGTTTCGAGAAGTTTGAAGTTGTAGAGAGTACCGCGCTCAGCTTCCGATGCTGCTTTCAGCGCGGTCTGGCCCGGATCGTCGCTGTTCTTGTTCAGCGTGATCTCGAAGTTCGGAAACGACCGCTGGCCTTTCAGCGTGTAGTCGTCACCATCGCCGATCGATGAGACGGTCACCGCATTGAAGGTCTGAGCGATGTCACCTAGCGACGCGACATCTTTGATCTCGGTCCACGGATCGGGCGATGCGGGCGGTGTGCCTGGATCAGCGATCAGCAACTGTGTGCCGGAAACGGTCCCAACACCCATGATAGTTCTCCTTCAGATGATGGCCGTTTAGGCCGTTGCAAAACACTCGTAGTTGATGGTGATCGGAATCTGCGCCCAGCCGTCAGCCACGATCATCGGGCCGCGTGACGGGCGCCGATAAACGCGCGCCTTGAAGCCATCCTTCGTGACTTCCGTATTCCGCTTGAAGTAATCGATAACGGCGCTTGCGATCCGGCCCGGAGCGTATTCGCCCGTTCCTTCCGTGCCGCTGCCGTAAAACACGTCGATTTGCAGAATTCCGTAGTACCGATCCGAGCCGCTCCCGACCGGCAGTGTTGCCGTGGGAGCTGGCATGAACGTGGCCCGCAGCCATTTTGCCGTGGCATTTTGGGTCGGCGCTGGGAACGCAATGTTCGGCAGAGAAATTGCGAGCCCTTGGGCTGTCGCGAATGCCTGTGCCCGTGCTATCAGGGCAGCATTGATCGCAACCTCTACAGGTTCAGCCATTGGCGGATAAGCTTTCAGATGAAGAGACCATGAATAGGCTCAGGGCGGCTCACAAGGCGCTCGGCGAGGAATCCGGCGCTACGATCAGGGCTGACACCGCGATAACTACCGCGCGTACCGCCCTCTCCATGTTGATCCTAAGTCTCGCCGGAGCGATGCACCTGAACGAAGACAACTTACGCGGCGTCATTGAGCCGAAGATCGACCCTTCAACTCTGCAGTGACGCCGTTGACGATGACTTGCCACTGAGCGGCGGCAAGTCGAACAAACCCGGCCGGTGCTTGCTGCGAATGTCCAAACTCAAGTGGGATCACATAATTGGCCGTCCAGCCGATGTATGCCGTTTCGCCGATCTCAAGTCCGGCGATCATCAATGTGACTTCGCCGAACGCGCCAGATGCGTCGTAAGGCTTCCCCTTCTCGCCTTTGAAATCCGGGACAATCTGCGGCATCGATTCCTTCGATCCGCGCACCGACGCCCTAGCGAAACCGGTATCTACCGGAACGCCGTTCTGGGCGATTGAGGCCACTTCCTGCGTGCTGGCGCGGAATACCCGCGTCATTCGATCGTTCGTTTCCCGTGTCCACGCATCAACGGCAGCGCTGAATGAAAGACTACTCGTCACCATCACTTAATGCCTCGAAGGAAGTCTATCTTCAGTTCGCGGAAACACCTGCAATTTATGACGTTTTCCGCAGTGGCCTCAGGATCGCCAGGATAACGGATCGGACCCAGGCTCGATTGATAGGGCTGCCCGTAAGGAACTGACTCGCCGTCAAGTTCTCGATGTGCCTCCCGAACTCTGTTGTCGTGTGCGGTATGCCAAGTGCCGGTCACTGTGGACGGATCAACCGACCCGCTGGCGATGGCTTGCTCCATGGCCTGATCTTGCGCGGTGTGTAGCGCCGTGATCGTTTCCTTGCGCGCTATCGTTTCAGCGCGATACCTCAATGCCCGGTTCTTATACGCTGCCACCATCTTGGCCTTTAGAGCCGCAGGGACAGGCGTTCCGTTTGCCGCCGCCTTTCGTACCGAAGCATCGAAACGCGCGTCCCTGAGCTTTCTATTGAGTGCAGCGAGCGGGTTATCGCTGGATAGTTCGACCTCGTAGTTTCGAAGCCACGTCTCCTGCGACGACGTGAGGCCGATTACGCCTCCTTCGCGCTTGCCGGTGCTCTTGTTGATCCTGCCAACCAGATCAAGCGCCGTGGTGCGCGGGTTTGCGCCCTGTGCCAGTCCGCTCCGCAGATAGTCGCGGATCATGCTTCGCTGATCGTCCAAAACATCCCTGACCAGCGTTGACGAATAAGTCCGTAGCCAGTTCTCAGCGGCAGGGTTGCGGATATTGAACTGAAACACGGTACGGAACCCATCCGCGCCCCGTCGCACCGGGATTAGCGTTTCCGTGGCCAGAGCGCCCGCCTCAAAGGCGTTGGTTAGCCCTTTGTCGAACAGCCGGAATGATGCCGGATCGAGCCCAACGGCTTTTAATGCGCCCTCAATGTCCCTCAGCTCCAGCATCGCCGTAATCTGGGCAATGTCGGCGCGATCTCGCATGGCGTAGACCGCATCAAGGAAGGCTTGCCGTAGCTTCGGCTCCCACTGATCGATTAGTCCTTCGATACCGCGATTGGTTGCCATCAATGCACCGATACGGTCTCAAACTCAGAAAAGTCGATCACGACCCAACTTCCGTCTGGTAGCGGAGCAACGGCGACAACTGCCTCGCTCACGTCATCCGTCTCTTGCTGTTCGATATCCAGCATCAGAGCGAAATGGATGATATGGCCGGTATCGAGGATCGCGCAGGCCTCGCTACGGCAAATAGCGGTGACCTGCATCACATCGTTCCGCGGCATTCCCAAACAGCGGTTGCCGGATCGGTGCTGACATCCTGAATGGTGAACGTGACATTCTGGATGGTCACGCGCATGCCGGGAGCGGGCTTCACCGCAACGCTTTTTGCGAGGATCAGAACCCTGCGATCCTTCGCTCCAACTAGCCCGCTCTTACGAAAATAGTCGCTATAAGCTTCCACAATTGCCTTGCACGGATATGGCGTAGGAACCGGAGGCAACGGATCAGCGGGGTCAGGACTATCCTGCGGCACATCAACGGTCATTACCGCGTCGTAGAACAGGCTTTTGAACGCGGAATTGATCGTGGCGGGGAGAGTGTCAAGGATGGTCATCAGCCGCGCACCGCCATTGCAAACAACCCGCTTGTGCCGCCGCCGATCAGCGACGAGAGAATCCCATCGATCAAGCTGAACGTCGTTTGCGCCGTGGCGTTCGATCCATATTCGATCTGTACCGAACCGGCCTGTAGCATTTTGATCTGCCCGCCTCGCTCGAGGTCGGGCATCATCGAATTGGGAGACGCCAGTTCGCGGACCGCAGCCTCTATCGTCGCTGTGATGATTTCTTGCGGGATTTCATTCTGGGCAATCGGATTGCCTTCGGCATCCCCGGCATACTTGCGAGGCCATTCCAGGGCTTGCCCGCGCCCGTTGAGGCGCTGGCCTGGGAAGCGAGAGCGATAGGTTGCATCAATCGCAGCGGTCGCACGGATCAGAGCGGCCTCTGCGGGGCCAGCGGGGGAAGCCGGAAACGTCAGGCCACGCGCCGAGGCATAGGTCACGGCATCCGCAAGCGCGACGTAGCTGTCGGCGTCCGACTTGCCAGTCCCGTCTTCCACATTGAGGCTCATGCGATGGCCTTCTCACGTTCTACGGCGGCCTCTACGTCCTCTTTGGCGTATGGACCGGATATGATCTCGTCGCCGCGCATGACATACCAGCGACCTTTGCCGCGATGCTGGGCGCGGTATTCGTCGGCTCCGATCATCACTTTTTCGATGGTGCTTGGGCCGGTCGATACGGTCACACCGAACAGAGCCGCGATGCGGTCGCGCTCGTCGGCAGGAACGTCTGGCATGAATTCGAATGCATCGCAGTGAAGCAGCTCGCTCACCACGACGGAATGAATGGGACGGACAATCTTGTCCTTGTCGCGCATCTCTGCCGCTCTGGCTTTCGCCGCGGGGCCATCCTCGCTGTAGAACAAGATCGTATGCGTCATGCTTCACCCATAAGAGAAACGGGAGGCAGCGAACCGCCTCCCGTCAGGTTGGTTAGCGGCTCTTCACCGCAACGCCGGCAGTGTCCTTGATGGACGTCGCCGTCTTGTCCCAGTTGGTCCCGGTCGCGATCTCGGCGTCGGTCGGAGACTTGCCGCCGTTCGTCGTGTCCCAGGTGTACCCCTTGAGAGACAGGTTGAAGGTGTATTCCGCCTGCCAGGTACGCTGGATGTTTTCCTTGCCGTTCGAAGTTTCGGTGTTGGCAAAGAAGTCGTTGTTGTCCTCGACAACGACGGCGTTCGGCACGAGGCCAAGCGTGTAGTAATCGGT